GAGAAAGATTGTGGATGGCAATGAAATTAATACCAGAATTTGAGAGACAATTAAGAATAATTGTAGAGAAAGGAATAATAAAGAAAAATCAAATTGTCAAAATTAAGAAAAATATTGCATAATATAGACTTAGTTTAATTATTGGAAATTACTATGAGTACCAACAACGCAAAAGCGACTGGTTTTAACTCCAGTTTAGATAATGGCAAAGAAGCTATCGAAGCTCTATTGACTCAACTAGAAGAACCCCAAGAGAGTGTCGAAGCAAAAGAAGAGCAAGTTGTCGAAGAAGCACCTGAAGAACTTGAAGCAGAAGCTACTGAAGAGGTAGAAGAAGCAGAAGAGTTAGAAGATGAAGAATACGATGACGAACTCGAAGAAGAAGAATTAGAAGCTAACCAAGTAGAAGAAGAAGGTGAAGAGCAACCCTCCGTTTACACAGTAAGTGTTGATGGAGTAGAACAAGAGGTCACGCTTGATGAACTTAAAAGCGGATACAGTAGGCAATCTGATTACACTCGGAAAACACAAGAATTAGCTCAACGGCGAAAAGAAGCTGAAGCTGAATTAAGTGCGGTTCGAGAGGAGCGTGCAATTTATACGCAGTTACTAGATCAAATGCGTAACCAGATAGAAGCTGGTATGCAAAATGAACCTGATTGGGTAGCTTTAGCGGAGAACGATCCTGTTGGTTATAACTCGAAACGAGCGGCTTGGGAAGAAAACAAGAAAAAGAAAAAAGCGGTTTCAGCTGAACAAAATAGAATGTTGAAACTAAACCAACAAGAGCAAATGCAGAACTTACAAGATCAAGTGCAAAAAGAAGCACAGCTTTTAGTAAATGCGATTCCAGAATGGCAAGACCCTAAAAAGGCAGCCAGCGGAAGAGCAGAGTTAAAACAGTATGCGATTACTGAACTTGGTTTTTCAGAAAATGAATTAAACCAGATTTACGATCACAGAGCTGTTCTAGCGATTATGAAAGCAATGCTACATGATAAAACACAAGAGAGTGTTAAGAAAAAACCTGTAGTTGCAACCAAAGCTAAAGTAGCCAGACCAGGAAACTCAAATGTTCCTGTAACTCCAAATAAAGGAAAACGTCTCCGTCAGAGATTAGCGAAGTCTGGCAAGATGTCAGATGCAACTAAAGTGTTTGAATCAATGCTTTAAGCATTAAATTAATATAAGGAAAATATCATGGCAAAAGTTACAAATGCTTTTGATACTTACACAGCTACTTCAGACAGGGAAGATTTATCCAATGTGATATACAACATCTCTCCTATGGAAACCCCTATGGTCTCTCTTGGTGGCAAAAGAAGTGTCAAAAATGTTCAATTCGACTGGCAAACAGAATCATTACCAGCAGCTACTTCAACAGGTGTGCTTGAAGGTAATGAAATTTCAAGATCAGCTTCTACTGCTACAGTAAGAGCTGCTAACGTTTGTCAAATTAATACTAGAAACGCAACCGTTACAGGTTCACAACAAGCGTCAGATCCAGCTGGTAAGAAGTCAGAAATGGCTCACCAAATGTCTATCATAGGACGTGCGTTGAAAAGAGACGTTGAAAAAACTATCTGTGGTGAACAGGGTAGAAACAACGGTGCAGCTGCTACAGTTAGAGCTACAAGAGGTTTTGAATCTTGGATCTCTACTAACGCTGGCAGAGCAAGTTCTGGAACAGCTGGTGCAAATGCTGCAAACGAAAACTCAGCTCCAACAGACGGTACTCAAAGAGCGTTTACTGAAGCACTTTTAAAAGGTGTTCTTTCAACTTGTTTTACTAATGGTGCTACACCATCAGTAATGATAGTTGGCCCTTTCAATAAACAAGCTGTTTCAGCTTTTTCTGGTAGAGCGTCTGCTACACAAGCGGTAGCACTTGAAGGTATCCCAGGGGATCACGTTCAAGCGGCTGTTTCTGTATACACAAGTGACTTCGGTGACATTAAAGTTGTTCCATCTAACTTCTCAAGAGCTAGATCGGCCCTTTTAGTTGATCCTGAGTACGTTGGTGTTGCTTACTTGAGAGCTTTTGAAACTCAAGATTTAGGAGCAATAGGCGACGCTGAAACTAAGGCCATTTACACTGAGTTCGGACTAGAAATGAAGAACGAAGCTGCAAATGGTGTAGTTGCTGACTTGACTACTTCATAAGTAAATTAGTGTGGGGGTGTTTTCACCCATTCACCCCCACATTTTTTTAGCATGGCAAAAAAAGAAACCATATCGGACTACAAAAAGAATTTTAAGTCTAAAATTGTTACGCAAGATTTAGACGATGATGGTGTTTACCATATTCACACCAAACAAAACGTACAGCCTGTAATAGATAATGTTAAGATGTTATCTGAAGTAACAACACCAGGAAAAGATTTTCGCCACGTTGCTGAAATCCCAATGGTGGTTGTTCAAAAGGCAATGCGTGAGGGTTGGTTTAACGACACAGCTAAAATGAAAGCATGGTTAAACAACCCAGATAATAAAATATTTAGAGTATGGGAAGGTAAAGTATGACTTACGATGAGTTAAAAACAGCGATAGGAAATTGGTTAAATAGAGGTGATTTAACAAGTCATTACGATACTTTCATAGACAACGCAGAAGCAGAATTTAATCGTAACATCAGACACAGAGACATGATTAAAAGATCTGATGCTACAGCTGATGCACAATATCTTACTTTACCTACAGATTGGCTTGAAGCTATTAACGTAAAGATTAAGACAGGAACATATAGGCCCTTATTTCAAGTATCAATAGAAACAGGAGATGTATTTAGGAACGCACAAGACAATATATCGGGTGCTCCAAGTTATTTTTCTATTGTTGATAAAACTTTAGAATTAATACCTACCCCATCTTCAAGTTCTACATTAGAATTAGTATATTATTCAAAGATACCAGCTTTAAGTGATAGTAATACTTCAAATTGGTTATCAACTTCGCATCCTGACATTTATTTGTATGGATGTTTAAAACACGCTTGCGTATTTTTAATGGAAGATGAAAGAGTGCCAATGTTTGAAACTGCTTACTTAAAAGCATTAGCTGATTTAGAAGAAGCTAATGAGAAAGCTAAGTTTTCAGACGGTTCTTTGATAAAGAGGGTTCGTACTTATGGAAATAAGTCAAGAACAAAAACTTATTATTCAAGCAATACATAGGAGTAAAAAATGGCTGGATTTAGCGATTATTTAGAAGATAAAGTTTTAGATCATGTATTTGGTGGAAGTGCTTATTCAGCACCAGGTACTTTATACGTTGGTTTATACACAGCAGCACCATCTGACACAGGTGGCGGTACAGAAGTTTCTGGCGGTTCTTACGCTAGGAAGAGCATGGCAGCAATGACAGTAAGCGGAACATCCCCTACTACAGCAACAAACGGAGCGGCAGTAGAATTTGTAACGGCAACTGGTGCATGGGGTACAGTTACGCACGTTGGAGTATTTGATGCTGCAACGTCTGGTAACTTGTTAGCATGGGCGGCTTTAACTGCATCTAAGACAGTAGCAAGCGGAGACGTATTTAGATTTGATGCTGGCGACTTAGATATAACACTAGCTTAATCAATGGCAAGTATTGGCTACGGTCAATATAATTATGGGAAGGCTGATTATGGCTCTCCCACATATCACTTTGCGTCTGTAACAATAGCACAGACTTCAGGGGTAACTGCTGACGGAAGATTAGATCTTATTGCTTCGGCAACAATCGCTCAAACGTCTGCATTTACTTCTTCAGCTAAATTAGTTAAACCAGGTGCGAGTACCATTGCTCAAACGTCTGGTTTCACCTCAACCGCAGAGGTTGTAAAACTTGGTTCAGCTACCATAGCTCAGACTTCAGGGTTTACAGCTACAGGCAGACAAATAGATCGTGGAGAAGCCACGATAGCACAAACATCTAGTTTTACATCTACGGGCCACGTTGTTAAATTAGGTGCAAGCACAATAGCACAAACATCGGGGTTTACAGCGACAGGTCTAATTGTTCTTGACGGTGTAGCAACGATTGCACAAACCAGCGGATTTACTTCAGCTGGCGTACTTATTAAAGTTGGAGCATCAACGATTGCTCAAACTTCAGGCTTTACTGCAACTGGTAAATTTATAATTGGAGCTGCTTCAACGATAGCAGAAACCAGTAATGTAACGGCTTTAGCTGGCATAATATATGCTGGTACAGCAACCATCGCACAAACCTCTAGTTTTTCTGCGATTGGTAGCATAAAATGGGATACGCAAACTGTTTCGACAACCACCTTCACGGAACAGACAGTTTCAACTACAACATGGTCTGAACAATCAAATACATCAACCGATTGGTCAGAAGCAGCATAGATAGGAAAAAATTATGGCAGATACAACTACAACAAATTTAAGTTTAACCAAACCAGAGGTCGGAGCATCCACAGATACTTGGGGAACTAAGCTAAACGCAGATCTTGACACAATAGATGCAATATTCAGTTCTTCTGGAACGGCTATATCTTTAGGTACGGTAACTGTTGGTGGAAATTTAACACTTACAGGTAATGGTGATTTTAACGGAGACTTAGACGTAGACGGAACTACAGAAACAGACGCACTAACTATTAATGGTTCAGCACTAAAATATAAAGCATTTGGCACTAACTCTATTATGTTTGGTGATGATGCTACAGGAACTATTGATGCTGCTGATGGTAATACAGGATTTGGAGTTGATGTTTTTGCAGCCTTAACTACTGGTGATGATAATGTTGCAATTGGGTATAAAGCAGGAACTGCCTTAACTACTGGACAAAGAAATGTATTTATTGGAGAAGAAGCAGGAAGCACAGGTACAACAGTACAATACTCTGTTGGTATTGGTAGAGAATCACTAAAAGTTGCTACTGGTGATAGTAACACAGCATTAGGATATGTTTCGTTAAAGCATCTTACAACAGGAGAGCACAATACCGCACTTGGTAGAAGTGCATTGGCATACCTTACCACAGGAACAGCAAACGTTGCGGTTGGTGGGTACGCTTTAGATGCTAGTACCACAGCGGGCTATAACACAGCAGTCGGTTATAGTGCGGGAACAGCCATTACAACTGGACAACAAAATGTTGTAGTTGGTGCTGAAGCATTAGATGCAAACACGACTGGTGGAGACAATACAGCTATTGGCACAAGTGCTTTAGGAGCAAATACAACTGCTTCTAATAACACAGCCGTTGGCACAACTGCTTTAGCAGCAAATACCACAGGTGCAGATAACGTAGCAGTAGGTAAGAGTTCTTTAGCTGCTCAAACTACAGAAGGATATAATACAGCTATTGGAACAGAAGCAGGAGCCTCAAATACATCTGGTTCAGGCTTAGTTGCAGTTGGCTATCAATCAGCAGATGCTAATACTACTGGAGATAAAATTACAGCAGTTGGCTATCAAGCATTAGGTGGAAATACTACAGGTGCACATAACACGGCATTAGGATATTATGCTTTATTAGCAAATACAACAGCTAGTTATGGAACTGCTTTAGGTAAAAATGCTCTAGCAGCAAACACTACAGGAACAGAAAATACAGCAGTTGGAGCAGAATCTTTAGATGCTAATACAACAGGAGGCCGCAATGTAGCATTAGGTACATCATCTTTAGGTTCAAATACTACAGCTTCATATAACACAGCAGTTGGCCATTCAACTTTATATGCAAACACTACAGGTTCAAATAACACGGCAATAGGAAGAAATGCTCTTGTTGCTAATACTACAGCATCTAACAACACCGCAGTAGGTACAAGTGCAGGTGTTTCTGTTACGACTGGAACAAATAATTTATTACTAGGCAGAGATGCAGGTTATACTGGAAGTCCAGGTGGTAACATTACAACAGGAAGTAATAATATTGTTTTAGGTGATGAAAATATAGGTGCTTTATATTGTGCTCAAAGTTCAATCAGCACATCTGACAGAAGAGATAAAAATAGTATAACTAACTTTACAGGTGGGTTATCTTGGATAAACGCTATGAACCCCGTAACCTATAAATGGGATAGAAGAAGTTGGTATATAGATTCAGATGCTACTCCAGAGGATTTATTAGCAGTCACACCAAATGGTTCTAAAGTTAATCCTAGTCTTGAGATAGGTTTAGTGGCACAAGACGTATTAGATATTGAAAAAGCAAATGGATATGGTTCTAACAACGATAATAGTTTGCTAGTTAATCTAACAGATGACGAAACTAGGTATGGTCTAAACTATTCAAAAATAGTACCAATACTTATTTCAGCAGTAAAAGAACTTTCGGCAAAAGTCGAAGAATTAGAAGATAAACTTAATAATAAGGAGTAAAAAATGGCACAAACAGTAACAGAATGTTTAGCAGCTGGTAGTGATAGTGTAACTTTGATAAACGACATTAACACTAATGGAAGTTCGTCAGAACACATTTCAGAAGGGTTAACACAAGCAGATATAAATGATGTAGTACAACGTAATGTTGACCACTTAGAAATCATCTTAGCTTATGAGCCTGTTGATTCAGATGATGATACTCCAGATGTAAAAGGAGCAGCAGACAGTAAAAAAACTACTCACGTTGCGGCAATTAC